ATACTTCCTTGTTTCCAAATATTTCTCCTGACGAACACGACACTCCTTCCTCTAATGACGCACAACTTCTTACGCCTCCTTCCGACCCGATATAACACCATCCTCCTTCATACGAGTCTTCTTGTTTGGATAACATGACTTAAATAATTATTGTAAATAACTAAAAATCATAATAATTTATGTAATATATGTGATATTTTTACATATATTTTCGGCGATAGTGCTTTTACCAGACCCTGGATAACCCATCATAATAATTATTTAGGGATTCGGCGATAAAGGTATATTTGGTATTTTAAAACTTGCATTTTTATTTACAAATATATCTTCGGGAGAGTAACATTTAACACCGATATTTTCAGCAAACACTTTATCACTGTCGGAGAAATCCGTTTTTCTTCCCAGTGCGTCTCCAACAAAGAATGATTCTTCTTTATTTATTTCATTTTCCCCCAAAAGAGTATTAAATAATATAGGATTAGGTTTATAATCACATTTTTCTGTAGCAATTACCGCAAATAATGGAATATTTAATTGGGATATTACCAATCTAATTTGATCACATTTCCATTTCTTAGATTGATTGGAAAAGATAACAATCATATAACCATCTTCATAGTATTGCTGTATTTTTTCAGGAACATTTGGATACATCCATTGCCAATCCTCTATAGACGTTGGAAATGTTTTCCCATCTTTTGGATTTACCATAGTCCAATCATAATCAAACGCCGCCATTTTGTCTCGAATGGTTGCGTTATTAATAGTGTAAATAATAGTGTAAATAGTTGGAGACATTGTAAATTGTATTAATATAACTTAAACAAATATATAATTTTCAATTTTATAATATATTTATCAAGTAAATTACGTGTTATTATAATCGTTAAAATATTTGTAGCATGTAAAAAATATATATAATTAAAATCTGAGACCCCTTGAGATTTTTATTAATTTCTTTTTTCAAAAATCCAAAAATGGACAAGCTTTTTATGTCCAAAATCAAAATTCCAAAAATGAAATGAAAACTAAATCTCAAGGGGTTTCAGATTTAGATGTAAATGCTCTAAATTACAAATAATATATTTTAGTATGTGAGCATATTAAATTTTTAAATAATAAATAAGAAAAAGAATTTGGGGATTTTTTATTATCATATATTATGGAAAACTTACCCGAAATCCCCAAAAAAAATCCCCAAAAAATCCCCAAGTATGTATGTGAAAAATGTAAATACACAACTAGTAACAAAAAAGATTTCACTAAGCATTTATTGACACTGAAACATAAAAAGATAAAAATGGTAAGCAATGATAATAAAAAATCCCCTTATGTTAATATGTACTCATTTGAATGTATATGTAGTAAAAAGTACAAATTTAATAGTGGTTTAAGTAGACATAAAAAAGTATGTACTTATATTGAACATTCTGATACAAGTGACGCTATAGTAAAATATAAAGAATATGAAGGAGATAATATAGATTATAAAGCAATGTTTTTAAAAATAATGAACGAAAATAATGATTTGAAGGGTATGATAATACATCAAAACAATACACATATAAGTGAGAGTAAAGAGTTATTAAATATGGTAAAAACCCAACAGGAACAACATAGTAATCAATTACGCGAATTATTACCAAAAGTAGGAAATAACAATACCACAACAACCACCACAAATAAAGTAAGTATTCAAATATTTTTAAACGAAACATGTAAAGATGCAGTAAACCTAAATGATTTCTTGGAAGGAATGCAATTGCAATTACAAGATTTAGAAAAAATGAAAGAAATAGGCTATATAAATGGAATTACACAAATCTTTAAAAATGGTTTGAATAAATTAGCTTTAACTCAACGTCCGTTACATTGTAGTGATATAAAACGAGAAGTATTGTATGTAAAGGACGAAGACGGTTGGGAAAAGGATGAAAATAAAGAAAAAATCAATAAAGCGATTTCAACTGTAGGTAGAAAAACCCTACAACATTTTCCAGAATGGATGGAAAAAAATCCAAAATGTAATGACACAAATACGCCAGCAAATGATGATTATCATGCGCTAATAGAGAATACAGTAGCACAAAATACAGATGATAATAAAAAGAAAATTGTTAAAAATATTTTGAAGGAAGTGACAATTGATAAGGATAAATAAAAATAACAATACGTTAATCAAATAACAAAGTATTAATAATTGGATTAAAATGATTCCAATTCTTTATAATATAATCAACTAATACTTGCGATTGATCATAATAGTGGCATATATCATTTCTGTTATTTGTAAATAAAAAACTGTCGTAAAAATCAGACAATGTTGGTATATAATTTTTATTTTTGTAATAGTTTGTAATTAAATTTTGCCGCACATTCAATAAATAAGTAACATTATCTACTAAATCAACATAATAAAAAAGAGTAACGTTTGTTATTTGTTCTTTTTTATTTTTCATTTTTTTGTATAATCTAAATATTTTTTCATCTTTTGTTATTTCGTGTAATTCAATATTAATCATTTCATAAGTATATATTATGAAGAAATAATAGTTTGAGTATCTGAATTCCAGTTTCCAATAAACTTATTATCCTTTGAATTTTCATATAATTTATTATCCTCTGCTTTCAAGTATTCAATCCCATCATGTGTAAATAATGTAGTTTCAAATTCTTCATCTTCAACTTCAATTGGCGTATCTGGTTGTAGTTCATCCTCCATAGGGATATCTATTCTATCAGAAGTATTCTTCTTCATAGCATTCATTAGTTTGGATAGAATTGGGTCTTCTTGGCCTGTAACATATGAATTAGAGATTATTTCAGTCTTTACCTTCTTAGGTCGTCCGCGCTTCTTCTTAATAGGCATAGTAATAACAGATTCGGTACATTGTATTGGTTGTATAGAAATTTCATTAATATTAATAAGTTGTTTCATAGTTGTATCAACATCAAACTTATGAATATTAGCACATGCATTTACTATTTGATATATAATTTTATTATTATATTCGCGAAATGTAGAATCAAACATATTAGAAATATTAGTTGACATTATAAGTATATTAAAAAAGATAGTATATTTATAATTTCAATTTTTTAATATTGTACAATATGTTGGTTTGTTGTTTTATTGTATAATAATATATTCATCATCTTCCATCTTCCATTTAAAAATAACACGCGGGTTCATTTTATTTTGAATAATATCTTCCATATTGTAAACATTGTACATATTATCAATGTAATATGAAATACCTGATATTTCCTGAATCCATACACTTATTTTTTTATAATCATTCTCTTCGTCTGATTTTTTTTCAATAACACCATGTGGTGTACCTTTAATATGTGTTCCACAAAAAGCCTCGTCGTCTTTGCGTCGTCTAGTGCATTGTTCACCACTACATCTTTTTGCACTACATCTTTCAAAATGAGGAACAGTATTTTTAACTCTTTTTTTACGTGTAATATCCTCGGTTGAAATAACCAGATTTTGATAATCCCATATAAACGTCATTAATTCATTAATATTGTGTTGTTCAGTTAATTGTAATTCGTTAATATGTTTTGCAATATCTAACTTAAATTTGCTTAAATATACATCTATTTTTTTGCTAACTTTTACTTCCATTATTATAAAACAAAATAAGTAAAATAAATTAATTCAATTTTTTATGAAAATATACTATCTTTATTATATTTTGGTAAAGTTACATAAAAAAGTCCCATAGCAACAATCCATATTAAATAATTACCATATATATTAATAGTAATACCAAGTAACTCAAAAATATAATAAAAGAAATATAAAAATAATGAAAATGCTATAAGATATAATGTAGACCAAAATAAGTTAACAATAAACTTTAATAGTGGATTCATAAATTAACAATATATTTAATTATTCGTTTTTCTATGAATATAATCTCTAAATACTTCAGGTCTATTTTCAAAAACAAATTGACTTATTTCAGCTGCTTTTGAATCATCTTTAAAGTATGTATTTAAAATTGAAATAAGTGATTGTTTATTAATTGGTTTTTTAGTTTTTGATGTTTTATGAATTAACTTACCATTATTAATATCTATACAATCTAGTTCATTAGATTTCATAACATTAATAAGATTGTCGGTTAACATTTTACTCTCTTTTTTTTTATTACGTATCTGAGTCTGTAAAATTTTAACTTCATTATCATTATGCATCCATTTTTTAATAATGGTAACTAATTCTTCTTTAGTGGACATAATTATATATTATTATAATAAATTCTTTATATAATAATAAAAATATAAATACAATGGATCTACGAAAATATACAGACATTTATGTTGAAATACCATTAATGATTATATTACTATATTATTTTTATAGTAAAGAAAAACATTCAAACTTGGAATTAATATTATACGGATTAGTAACAATAGTATTATTTATAAATATAATATTATCATTAGAAATAATTAAGGTTAGATTTGTAAGTTGGAATTATTTTTTAACAGGATAGGATAATAAAAGCTTTTTAGTTATGGATTTTTTCTTAATATTATTATATGAAAATTTTCTAGTCACGGGTATAGTATTGTGACCATATATTAGTTGAAAAACTGTATCATTATAGTTATTTTTATGTTTATCTATTTTCATTTTCAAAGGAATATTACCAAATTGAATACTATTTACTTGCAGTTCATCAATTGTTGCTGATTTTATATTAGCACTATCACTATTTATAATAGATTTTTTATTATAATCGTTTAATGATACTATAAACGTATCGGGTTCACATGAATTGTCAATTTCACATTTATAATTATCAGATGAGCAAATATTTTTTAATACACCACTATCGTTAGTATATATATCCCACGATACTGATCTTTTATTTATACTTCCGTCTAAATATACCTTATATTTTCCTTCTTTTAAACTAACATTATATATATTTTTATAATCTATATTAGATAATATATTTCCAGAAAAAACAGTTTCATTATTCTTATTTTGAAAGTATATAAAACTATCTTGAGGCCATGAGTTGAATCTATCAAATAAAATTATAGTTAACGGTAATAGAATAATATTATCTTCGCTTATATTCATTATATATTAATTATATAAATTAAAAATAACAAAAATATTACCTTAAATAGTATTTTTACAATGTATAGTACATAAATCATTAGACTTGACTTTACGGTCACATTCTTTACCTTTATTTTTACCTCTAGTCAGAATATGTTTACAACCAATTGTTTGTGCTTTAACCATATTTTGTTTATTAATAATATTGTGATGTTGGGTGCAGTGGTCAAAATTACATTCTTTATTACATAATTGTCCCTTTTTTTTACCGCTTTTCATAATATACTTACATGTTGATAAAAACATACTATATTTAATAGGAGTGTTAACACCTCTTATTTTATTAACACCCTCATATGGAATATACGGTAATAATTTATTAAATGTAGTCCTACAATATGGGCATTTAATTTCATTTAGATGCAATTGTTGTGTTTCTAATTGTTTTTTTTGGTTTTTTTTTTGGTTGCAAATTTCGCTATATAACGGTAAATAATTAAAAGAATGGTTACATGGCAATTTTATACTATATTCAATTAATTCAGATTTAGTAATTAAGCAAACATTATCGTGACTTTCATTATTATTTATAGAGAGTTCTTCATAAAATTCGGTTTTCCAGTCATTAATATTTTTCATATTATTAATTATTTAATAATATAAAAACTCTTTATATAGTTTAATGACTGATACTTGGGGTCCATCTACGTGGAATTTTATTCACAACTTGGTAGATAAACTAAATGATGAGCATATTGAAAAATCCATAGTTCATGTATGGAATCGGATTATAATATTGATGCAAAATTTGCCATGTCAGCACTGCAGTAGCCATGCATATGCATTATTAAAAAACGTAAATGTACACACTATAAAAGATAAACAAATATTGAAAGAACTATTATTTAGATTTCACAATGTAATAAATAAAAAATTAAATAAAGAAACTGCATCACTAGAAATATTATTAGAATACGAATGTATACCATTAAAGACCAGTTTATATAATTTAAGTGTTTCATGGAAAAAAGTAACAAATAAAATGACAATACATGAATATGCATCTAAGATTAAAATATCAAATACATTATCTAATTTAATAAATTGGATAAAAACAAATAAACGAGTATTTATAGGTCTTGAATAAGTTCTCCGCCCTTGTATACAGAACATTTAAATCGTTGACCATTTGGTCGTGTGCATTTTTCATCTGTACTATCTGAATCATAAAAATATGTAAATCTTTCTTTATCTATAGTGTTCCATACATAAAAGAACCCGATTCCAGATGCAATACCGAATAGTAACCCAATTGATAATTCAATGCCTGTATTACATGGGGGATTTTTAGAAGATCTTGTATAAATACTTCCTAATAACGTAACTAAGAAAAATAATATAAGATATGGTTTTTTATTATCATAATAAAAACTAGCATAGATCATAAATGTAGCAACAAAAGAAACAAATAGTGTATTTAAATCTGCAATACTTCTTTTACCCGCACCAGAGATGAGACTGCATTCATTTGGACGTTGTGTAGTATCGCCACTAGGTATAAGAGATACAAATCCTACAACTAATATAGCACTAACTAAAGTTGAAAACCATTTAACATCGCCATTAATAATAGAAGCAAATAATATAAGAGAACCAACAATAACTGTATTAATTAAATTATATAATTTGACCCAATTACCTAAAGTATTATTCATAGGCATAATATGTATTAAACCAATATTATTTTTTGTAAAATATTATATACCATTTATAATATTTTATTAAAGAGTGTAATATTTTATTCAATTGCAAATTTTAATGCTTCTTCAATCGTTGAAATAGGATAAAATGAGATACCTTTTACAATATCTTTATGACCATGATTTTCCATAAATTTATCAAAATCTTGTTTATTTTCGCTAGGGAATAAGAAAGTCTTAACACCAGAATCAATACCTCCTAATATTTTTAGATCTAATCCGCCAATTTCTGTTACTTTACCTTGTAAATTAATTTCACCAGTGATGGCGATTTCATTATTAATTTTTTTATTATTTAATAAACTATAAATAACTGTTGTAATTGCTGTACCTGCAGAAGGTCCGTCTTTTGGTGTTGCTCCTTCAGGACAATGAATATGTATACATTGCGTCTTGGTTTCTTCAAATTTCTTTAATAATTCTTTTTGTGTTTTTTCTGGTGTTAATTTCCATGCAAGTGATTTTGCAACATTCATACTTTCTTTCATAACATCTCCTTGTTGTCCAGTTAATTTCATATCTAATGGGTTAGAACCTAATATTAATTGACTTTCAATTTGTATAATACCTCCACGACCCATAGCATTCGCCCATAACCCGCTAATAATACCAATACTACTATTGGCATGAATCCTTTTTTGTTTAATACTATGTCTATCCTTTAAGAATTTATTTTTAACCATATCAATGGTAACATTAATTGGTATTTTAACTGTATTGTCATAGTTTAATAATTCTAAATTAATCTCTCCAATAATTTCAAATAAGAGTTCTTTAAGTTTTCGTACACCTGCTTCGCATGTATATTTATCAATAATGAAATGTAATACTTCTTTACTAAATTTAATAGTATCTACTTGACCCATTTTTTCAAAAATTTCAGGTAACATATGTTTTTCACAAATAACTATTTTTTCATCTAAAGTTAAAGAATCAAATTTAATGCGATGAATACGATCCAACAACACACGATCCATTGCATCAACGTCATTATATGAAAATACAAATAAAACTTTTGATAAATCAAGGTCAACGCCTGAGAAATATTTATCTTGAAATCCATCATTTTGAGAAGGATCAATTAAATGTGTTAATATTCCGATAATCTCTCTACCTGTTTCTGTGCGACTTACTTTATCAACTTCGTCAATAAAAATAATAGGATTCATGCATTTAGTTTCCATAAGGATATCTACTATTTTACCCCACATAGATCCAACATATGTATAGTTGTGACCGTCTAATGTAGAACCATTAGATGAACCACCAATAGCAATGAATGAAAAAGGTCTAGAATTGCCATCGTCGTCTTTCAAACAATTGGATAGGCCTTGTTTTGCTAATGAAGTTTTACCCACACCGGGTGGGCCTTCAAATCCAAAAGAATAGCCACTTTGTTCTCCATTGATCCATTGACCTACAATGCGTTCTATTTGTTTTTTAGCTTTATCGTGGCCATGTACACAATCGTCTAATATAGATTTAACATCTTTAATGTATTTACTAATAAGTTTATAATTATTTTTAATAGTTAAAGCTTCATTGGGAACTGATACTTTTGTTTCAGAATAGGTAGATTCTATTTTTAATACGTCGGCATATAGTTCTTTAAGAATATTATCAGAACTATCAGTTAATAATATAGTATGTAAAGATTCAACCATTGTTTTTTTTGTATTCGCTGGTTCAATATATAAATATTCTTGGTTTGATTTAATTAATAGTTGATTTACGTAATTGACAATAATTTGAACATCATTTTTGGATAATTTTTTAATGTTATTAATTACCGTTGTAATATTATCATAGTTATTATTAGAATTTTCAGTTATAACATAATCTTCAATTTTATTTACATTTAATAAGATTTCATTATTATTATACGTGGACTGTTTAGGTATAAATGTATAATTATTTGTTATTTTTTTAAACAGGAGAAGATTATTTTCCATAATAGTTAATATAGGTTCACGTTTATATATACCAAATGGTATTTTTAAAATACCGTCAATATATTGGCGTGCTTTTGATCCTGAATCTTCTGATTTTGCTTTTAATTCTTTTAATTTAGTCATGGCTTTCTCTTTTACATTTTCGGTTGTTCTCATTAAACAAATGCGTTGTTCTAATGGTAAATTGGTTTCTAGATCATAATTTATAATATTATTAGTATATTCAATGGTTTGTTTCATTGCATTTTTAAATTTTAATTTTAAATACCATGGTAAGCTGTCAAATAATAAATCTTGGTCTGGAGAATTATTTCCAGATTTGTCATCTAATGATAGTATATCAAATAATATATATGCAATAAATTGTATTTCAAAATTATTTGAATGAATTAACAATTGTAATATTAAATTTCTTTGTTCAAATAACGAAGAGTGAATAAATTCTCTGGTAGTTTTAGATATTGATTGTTTTTTAATAACTTTAATATTACTAGTATATCCAATAAATAATTCGTATAGATCATCGCAGTTATTAACAAGAATATCTTTTAATGATAAAGATTCTTTAAATGTATCAAAAATTTCAGTTTTAAATAGTAAATCATCTGGTACTAACGAATCTAATAGATTATACCGATTGCTAACATAATCGCTATTTAAATATTCAATAGGAATATTATCAACAATACCTGTTAATATCATAGTTTGTTTTTTCTTTTCATTTTGAAACACAATTTTTACACCATATAATTGCAATAATAAAGAATTGGTAGTTAATTTTGTAATATTTTGAATATCAAAAGTTTTACTAGTCTCTGCAATAAATATATCTTGAAGTACTCCAGCTTTAGTATTATTTTTTTTCTCTATATTATTTCTATTTTGCATGCTCCATGAAATAATTTTATATTTAATAGGAGTAATGTATTTTTGGATAATAATATATTTTTCAATAAATTCAGAATCATCTTCATTCTCTTTTAAAATATTATTTAAATAATCATCTCCAAAACTGGCAAAAAGAATATCATCAATATCTTTTGATCCATATTGTTTTAAAATAATAGATAAAGAATTATTAATTTCTTGTAATTTAGATATTAAATCTTCGTTAATAATTGTACTATTGTTTGCTTCTTCTAATAATTCATTGATACTGGTATTTATAGTATTTAGTTCTTCAATGCAGGAGTTTACATCGGATTGTTTGATAATTTTAATATCTTTTTGGGTTTGTAACGACAAGTACGTTTTATTTAGTATATCTTGATATCTGAAAATTTTACTTAATATAAATTTTCTTACAAAAAGTGGATTATTATTAAATAATCCACCAATATCATCTCCATCAATATACATTTTTTGATCCATAATATATTGTTATATATTATAATATGATCAATAAAACACAAACAAATTATGCAATTTTAGTATTTTCTTTAATTATACTTTATGGAATAAATGTATATGCATTTAAAAAGGGTTATCCAACGTGTGAAAATTATGTAACAAATACTTATTTATATTTAGCATTGAGTATTTGTTATATTTATTTAAATGTAACAAATTTGAAAAAATATAATAAATTAGGATTTCCGGCGTTCTTAATTGGTATATGTTTATTGATATATATGTCTTTCGTTTTCCCTAAAACAAAAGAAGGAATTTTAATAAATCATATTATTTGGTTTGCATTTTTAACTAGTTTATCGTTGATGATATTACCATTAATAAACGTAAGTAATATTGAAAGTATATATTTAGCGTTAATTGTAACATTTTTCATATTTATGTTAATGTCTGCGATTGTCTATATTTTCCCTAAATTCTTTGAAAAAACGTTCCAATTTGTATATCCGGGATTATTTGTTGCGCTATTAATGATAATATTAATAGAATTATATTATCTGTTTATTGCAGGCAATTATCCTAAAAGTATGTTTAGATATATGTCTTACGCAGTAATAGTTTTATTTTCGGTGTATGTTTCTTATGATACACAGCTAATGTTTATGGAGGCAAAAACATGTAGAAAATACGCAAATTATCCAAAATCTAGTTTGAAATTTATACTGGATACAGTAAATATATTTGTGCGTATATTATCATTACAGCGAAGATAAATAATTAATTTTTAGTGGTATTAATTATATATATATATAAGTTTAAGCTTACATTCAAATGGAGTAACCATAATTATAATAAAAAATAATATTATACTATATTATAATATGTCAAAATCATTATCTATGGGTATGATTTACACCCACACATACTACATAAATAATCGTATTGATAGTGCTGTTAAACACATCGATAATGAAACGAATGATATTAAACGAATATTATCCAATCCAATAAGATGATTACAGTTAATTACGATTCAAACGTCATTCACAAAACGTATGAATTGAAAGGTCCTCTTACTTATTCTCAAATTATGAACGAGCTTGTAATTGAAACAGGGGCTCCAAAAAAAGACATAATTCTATACAGAGAGAATACTAAATTAGTTCAGAATGGGTCTACCGCACAAAGTAAACTTACCGACACCACTGACGAATTATACAATGATATTCAGTTACGTATGAAATTTCGTCCTGTTTACGGTGATCATATACACACAATATATTCTATAGTTGTCTATGTAGATGGAGAGTATAAATTTTTATCGCCATTTTCAGACGTAGAGCCTTTTTCGGTGTATGGTGATTACACTAATGGATCTAAATACTCACTAGCTAAAGGTATAGTATCATCGGTCCATACTCACGGTGATGGTAGAGTGCATGTACATCCTATGGGGGCTAATGCAGTTGATAGAGATGATTCAACTGGTCTTAGTTGTACGCTAAAACTATTTTGGAATACGATTGGATGTACCTATCGAAATATTGCCGTAGAAGGAGAGACGTTACCTTCACTTGGTTTTACAAAAAATGTTACTTTAATTCCTCTTGGCGATGTCGCGGCCGATACTAACTATACATTCGTTGAACATAATGATGAATCTCTTAGATTGGATCCTACTGAAAATTATCAATGGGTTATATACACATGGGATAGTTTTGAAGATTATAAATCAGACCCCAATAGTCCTATGCGTATTTATTATAATGATTTAGAAAATGTATGGTTACATAATGATAATAGCGTTTTCGTTATTGGATATGTACCGACGTCATATACACAAACTATACCACCCGATATTAAAGAAAAACTTGAACTAAATATCGTTGGTCATATTACATACCTTGAAAATCGCTAATATACGCCTTAGAAGATTTAAGTTCGCACAAAATATAACAAATAGATATAATTTTTTTATTATATTTTGTCCCATTTTAAATGTCTGAAGGTATAAATCCAAAGTAAACAATTAGTCAAATGTATATAAACATATAAATACCAATTATATTAATGGGAATACCAAGTTATTTTTCACATCTAATAAAAGAGCATAGAAAAATTGTTCAAACATTGCAAACGTTGCAATGTGTGGATAATCTATACTTAGACAGCAATTCAATCATTTATGATATAATACATAGTTATGAAAAAACGCCAACAAACATGAACACCGTATATAATGATATATGTAAAAAAATAGATAAATATATAGAAACATGTGATGTACAAAATCGTATTATAGTAGCATTTGATGGTGTTGCTCCAGTAGCAAAGCTGGAACAGCAAAGAACACGACGATTTAAGACAACGTTATTATCAAAACTAACCAAAGAATTAAAAGACAATAAATCAGAAGCAGAATCCAAATTTGATACAACATGTATTACACCAGGAACCGAATTTATGACATCCATGTGTAAGTATATTAAAAATTATTATAAACCAAATAAGAAGGTAATATTGTCGCTAAGTGATGAAGCAGGAGAAGGAGAACATAAAATATTTGATTATATCCGAAATAATTTTATATATCATACCAATACAACTACATTAATATATGGATTAGATGCAGATCTTATTATGCTTTGTTTAAATCATCTAGATGTATGTCCCAATATTTATTTATATAGAGAAACACCTGAATTTGTTAAACATTTGGATGATACATTGGAGCCAAATAAAGATTATATATTGAATATAAAAATGTTGGCAGATAAACTGAGTTTAAAATTGACAAATAAAGACACATTTAATATGAATGTGATACATGATTATATAGTATTGTGTTTTTTCTTGGGTAATGATTTTATGCCGCATTTTCCATCTTTAAATATTCGTAGAAATGGAATAGATGTATTAATGGAAGCATATAATAAATGTAAGTGCGATAATAGTGATTTCAGCCTAACTGCAAACAAAGAGTTAAATTGGAAACATATAAAAGAAATAGTTGATTTAATAAGCAATGAAGAAATATCATTATTAAAAAATGAAACAAAGTATAGGGAAAAAATGCAAAAAAGGTATTATCCAGTAAATACGTTTGAAGAAAAAGAATATAAATTAACAAGTATGCCAATAATAGATAGAATTAAAGAAACATATATAAATCCCGAAGAGCATGGATGGGAAGAACGTTACTATGATGTATGTTTACATATGAAGCGTGATAAAATTAGACTCAATCAAATCTGTACAAATTATATGGAAGCGTTAGAATGGACATATAAATATTATCGGTTTGGATGTCAAGATTGGGAATGGAAATATAATTATAACTATCCTCCGCTATTATGTGATTTAAAAAATTATATACCATATTTTGAAACATTATTTATAAAGGAGAAACCAAAAAATCCAATTCATCATTATGTACAGTTGAGTTATGTATTGCCTCCGTCGTCTCATTATTTATTGCCTACATCTATAGTAGATAAATTAAAAGACATTCCTGAATGTTTTCCCGAAGATATAAATATGGAATACATGTATTGTCGTTATTTATGGGAAGCTCATTTAAATATAGAGGATGTAGAAATTAGTAAGTTGAAAGAAATAATGATTTAATAAAGGCTGATAATAGCATAGGGTGTATAACACTGTAACAATTTATGATATTGTATTAAATAAAATATCATAAATTATATATTTCTATATAGATCAAACACATTTTGTAGACTATGTTGAGATTTATTTTTTCTAGTAGATTTATTTTTTCTAGTAGATCTATTTGTTCTATTTTTCGTAGTATATGATTTTTGCATTTTTTCTATTCTCTTTCTTCCTGGTGTATATTTTAAAAACCATCGTTCATATTCTTTTGATTTTTTATCAAGTTCGTAATATTTATTATTTTTTTCAGAACGAATACTTTCTAAGGTTGATTGTTCACCTTCACATTGTAAACTAAACCGTTTCAATAAACCTTTTTGTTTAAGTCTATTATGTTGTTGAACCTCGTATAAAAAGTTAGACATGCATAAAATACGATCAGTATCATAATAAGATCGGCTTGAGTATCTAAATGCTAAATATAAACTTAACATGGTATCAATTGTTGCAACTTTTACAGTTTTTTTATTTATTTTCAATTTATTATAACTATGACATCCAATAGTTTGATAAATAAATACAAGTGTATCATTTCCTATTAATATTTCATAATGTTTTGGAATAATTTCACCAACTTTTTTATGAAAAACGGCACGTACATTATCATAATTTTGTAATGATTTTATTACAGCATCTTTTGTTATAACAATATCATTAGTTAATACATCAAAATCTGGAGTTTTTGAAAATAATTTTCGTATGTCACTAGGCATATATTTAGAATATAAATAGCTAGCATAACCACCAAAAAATACAACACCATTTTTAATGAGAGTATCTTTTAATAATTCAAATAATGGTTCTTCTTTTAGTTTTTTACTATGCAATGATCGTTGAAAATCATTATATACGCATACTTTATCCTCAATTGGAAAATATTTATTAAGTAGAATCAATCGTCTTAAAATTTTTTCCCATCTGCTAGTATCACCTGCAGGTCTAGACAATTCTAAATACATAGACATTCTTAAAAAATTAACAGGTGCATAATAAATACCTTCTTTTACTTTACAATCGTTTCTAATATTATTATAAATTTGTGGATGTAAATACGTAATATCCGCAACTGGTATAAAATTTACAAATACTTTAAATGTACCGTAATGTACTCCAGCCTTTGCTTCAACCTCTAAATAATTATTTTTTAAATATAGATCTGCTAGATCTTTTGCATCTTTTACAGGATCCATAGAAAAGAAATCATAATCTGGTATTTCTAATGTATAATCGTAAAACTGTTCGTTTTGAGGTAATAGATTATTAATGGCTGTGCCTCCATAGCATATTAATTTTCGTCGTTTTAAAAAAACTTCAACAATGTTAATAATTTTTTTAATTTCTGGAGTATTAATATGTTTTTTATTTTTAATAAGTTGTGCATTATCTACAGCGTGTCTTAAAATGGCTAATTCGCACTCTTGAAAATTTAATTTTTTATCACACACAATAGACATATATATTGTACACAAAATAAATTACATATTATAAGAATAATAATCCTCTTTAACTGGACGCGTTGCATATGATAATTTGGGATCTTGTGCTGCAGGTGCTTCCATAAGTTTTTGAATAAATCGTAATTTCTCGGGTTTCAAAACAAATGCTTTACCTTTTTCTGCAAAAAAATTATTATAAAACTTAAGATTGTCATCATCATTTTGCATATTCATACATATCATTTGACACCCGTACGACATATGTATGGGTGCTTTTACATTTTTATTGTCAGGAGAAATATCAGGCATAGTTAATGTTAAATTCTTTCTATTAAATTCGGTTAATTCTTGAAAATCTGGATTATATGTAACACTATAGTCTCTTAATCCGCGCATAAAAACAGAATTACTTGTAACATTAACATATTCCTCTAACTTGGTCCCTTCGTATCCAGAGTTAGTTTTATCAATAACAATAATAACTTTGCTAGTTAATAAAAGTAGAGGCACTCGTCCTAAATTGCGACCATTAAATTCGTAACTAAATTTAGGTCCTAAAATTCTATAATTATCAATATTTGCTAATATATCAGAAGCCATTTGGTCATAAATGCTTTTATTGTCGGTTTTAATTCTAAAATGTAAAATAAGTGGATCATTTGGATTAGGAGCTCCAGATCCAAATGCATTTGAATTAATAATATTTAACATTTCGTCAAATGGAATAGAATTATAAGTTCCTTTAACATTATAATCTTTTTTATCAGAAACAGAAATAACTGGTTTGTTATCAACTGAATAAATTTCAAAATCTAAGCATCTACATCCTTGTGCTAAACAAATTTTGAGAGCTGTTTTAGAGACAAATGAGTTTTTAAATTTATTAATTGCGCAACAGTTGTATGCGCTTTTAATATAGTAATCCCGTAATAAATATTTACAATCTGCTTCTTGTTTAGATACAGATCTAAGAGGAGCATTAGACGGATATGTATCGCTCATTTTATCTTCATTTTTGGATTTTTCTCTAGATTTAATTCTTAAATATATAATAAAACCCCAATACAAAAAAAATGTAAAAGTATATATTATATATCCAATCGTTTTAGAACATGGAATTTTAATAATATCTTGACCCATAATATATAATTATATATTTTTTATAATTTTATATAGATTTAATGTAAAAAAAGATAATTCAATATCGTCCTCATGAATTTCATTGAAAATAATAATACTTTTAATAATTGATTCAATAATATTAAATTTCAGATCTTCGTCTACAACTTTGGTTAATTTGATATATTCAAAAAATATATCTAAAATATCAATAACACTATATCCATTTGAATAATAATAATCCAATATTTCAATTGCATCTTTTACTTTATCGTCTTTAATAAGTTGTAAATATTTATCAAATTCGGAATATTTGATATTTGTACAAATATTTTTAATATACTCCAGATCAATTAATTGATTATGGTCTAATATTTTGATTTTATCTAAATAGTTTAAAATAACACGTATAGAGTTATTAGAAATTTTAATTATAAAATCAATAGCATCAGATGTAATATTTATTTTTTCCTTTTTAATAATAATATTAGATATGCGCGATAAACTATGATGATTAAAGTTATTAATTTTTATCATATATTGCTTTGACTGAATACTTTCTATAACTTTATTAATATTGCTACATGACATAATAAAGAATACATTATTATTATATTTATCTATAAAATTTCGTAATATTTGTTGATTTTGAATAGGAATATAATCAATATCGTCTAAAATTATAAATTTTTTTTTATTGGGAATCGTAGAATATGTTTGACAAAAAGTTCTAATATCCTGACGTAACTGTGAGATACCTTGATCATATAAAGAATTGATATGCAATATATTATCTTTATAATTATGTATTTCTCTATAATAATTTTTAATAATTAGTTCTATAAGAGATGTTTTACCTGTAGTCATTCCCCCAACAATCATAATATTTAAATTATCAATTGTAATAAATGATTTTAAAATATCAACAAAATCGTCTTTAATAAGAAAATCATCTAGACTGGTTGGTTTATATTTTTGCGATATAAATTCCATTAATAATATTCGTAAATAAATATTTAAGTGTTTCTAACTATAAAATAAAATGAGTAATTTATATGAAACATTAGAAATAAAAGATAATGCAGGAAATGAAGAAATAAAAAAATCATATAGAAGATTGTCGTTGCTTTATCATCCTGATAGACCTGGTGGTTCTCAAGAAAAATTTAAAAAGATAAATGAAGCATATGATATACTAAGTGATAGTAAAAAGCGGAGAAATTATGATTTAGAGAGTTCAAATCCGTTTTTAAAAATGTCGGGTAATATTAATCCTATGGATATATTTTCCAAATTATTTAATCCAAATATGAACGAGGGTGCAGGAGCAGATATAGATCAAATGTTTCAATTTCCGCCAGGCATGGGTGGTCCTAAAATACACATATTTAAAGCAGGAGGAATGCCTGGAATGCACGGAATGCCTGGAATGCCCGGAATGCCTTTTCCCGACTTTGAGAATATGATGCAGTCCAATAATGAACCAGACACATTGGAGCTTGGCGTGATATTAACAATGGCCGAATCGTATAATGGCTGCAATAAACCGATAGAAATAAATAGATATATAATAAGAAACAATAAAAAAAGTTATGAAACAGAGACATTGTATGTTGAGTTTAATAAAGGGGTTGATAATAATGAATATATAATAATAAAGGAAAAGGGAAATATAGAAAACGGCATAGTTGGTGATTTAAAAATAAAAGTTAAATTAGAGTTTAGTAATAACTATACTAGATCTGGATTAGATTTGATATATAATAAATTATTAACATTAAATGAAGCATTGTGTGGATTTTCATTTTTATTAGAACATATAAATGAAAAATCCTATAAAATAAATCATAACGGTGAATATATAATACAACCAAATCATGTAAAAGAAATACCAAATTTAGGATTTAATAGAAATAATAACACTGGTAATTTAATAATAAAATTTAATATAAATTTTCCAAATAATCTATCACTAACAAAAAGAAAAAAAATAAGTAGTATAATAAATGAGGAAAATGAGGAGGAATCCGATAATGAAAACGATGACGAAAATATAAGTGCGATAGACTAGTAATAATTATATATTTTTTATATAATTATTAATATATGATTACATATGAAAAAACACAACCGGTTGATTATAATTTTGACAATTTTCCAATAGTATATGTAAAATTCAATTATATTACGTGTGATAAGGATTATGATTTTTTTGAAAATAGTTGGTTAGACTTATATAAAAGAAACAAGTTATTTTATTTTATATTTGATACTACTGATATACATAATATACATTTAAAATACGCATACAAACTTACAACATTTATTAATTTTTTAAAGAGAGAAATAAAAAACCAATATTTAAAACATTCAATAATAATTGTTGGTAATAGTATATTAAAAAATATTTTAAATTTTGTATTTAAAATTTCAACTCCAGTAGCACCCGTATATATTGTTAATAAAGTAGATTACACTGACGAGTTATGTAATAATATTATAAATAATAAAGAATTATCACCAAATATAATTTATGTATCTAATTAATTTATAAAAATAAAATGTAGCACTAATATAGTTATGTATCACATATTATTTGGCATATCAATATTAAAATCAATGGAACCTTTTTTTAGAAAAGATGTATTACAAACATTTAATAGTGAAGAGTTTTTATTTGTCAACACCCTTATGATATCTATATTAATCATTTTATACACGCTGTATATGTATATAACCAGAAAAACAAAATTCAATATTGTTGGAAAACTAAGAACTTTTTCATTTGTGCAAATATTATTTTTAGTATCATTATCGTTGATAACGTTTATATCTACTGTATCTATTTTTCAGATAAGTAAAGAATTTAATACACAAAATTTAAATGCCTTATTAAAAACATTAACAACAGTGTTTGCATTATTTATTGGTGTAATATTTTATAATGAACAATATACAGCAAATCAAATATATGGTATAATAATTACAATAATTGGAATTTATTTAATAACAAAAAAAGATTAATATTTATTTACAATTGGCGGGAATATCAGAAACAATAATATATTATATAAACTTGATTATTATATTACAGTATAACCTATAATGTAATAATCGTATAAAACCATGGAATTCATAATCGTATTTTTCATAGTTATATCACTAGCAATGGCAAATTCTATCCCCCGATAACAGATTTACGTGCATATAACGACAAGATAAGATACTGTGGTGCTATGTTCATAATGTGTAAATAGAGTGGGCGCGTAACCGAATGGTTATGTCTCATTTTTTCTTTAGAATTGGTGAAAATTTAATTAATACGTTTAGTAGGAATATCAGAAGATACCAAATACATAGAATTTTCAGTTACAATAATATATTCAGTTTCTACTTTATAAATTTTAACAATAGGACTAGTATATTCATCCTCGCTTTTAACTAATAGCTTTTCATTTGTATCTTGATGAATACCAATAAGTACTTTTTGTTCTAGTGATTGTGTCCAGTAATCCATCATAAGTGGTTTATCTTCAACTATACATAGTTTAAGGACGTGGGTCATTGTAGTATTTGTAGGCATACGATAGCTACTATTTTCAACAGAATTAGTTTCTGACATTTTAATAAATTAATGTAAAATTCTTTAAATCTTTTTTAATCTTTTTTAATATAATTAATATTTGTTTTCGTAATATACATTAAAAAAAATATATATATAAAAGTATATGGGTGAATTTGAAAATAAATTATATAACTTGAAATTAGAAGAAACATATGATATTTATATAGATACGCCAATTAAAGAGATAATGATCAATTATACAACATTATTAAATTATTATGTGATTTATTCAATAGAAAATATAAAATCAAAAAATATAAATATATTTAACAAAGGTTTTTCATTAATTTCAAATGTATTTATAACAATATTAATGTATACCAGATCATTAAATACGACAATTCATCATACTCAAAAAGCGATATTATATTATATTGAATATATAACGCAAATTACTGATAAAGATGAAAATATGTTTTTTAATTTAACATTAAAAGATGCAATTGTGTATGTATATACAAAAACAATATATGATATTAACGATTGTATTAGATCAAAATATACAATGACAAAATATGAAAACATATTATTTAATATATTACACAATTTAATCCAAAACTATAATAATATAATTTTATATTTCACTAGAATTGGATCATTTTCGGATAAAAATATTACAGATAAAAAAGAAGTATTATTAAATATACATTTATTATTTAACGAACATATATTAAAATATTACAATAACGTATATTCAGAATCAATCAATATTAATATTAAAAAAATAGAAGGGTGTTTAAAAAATTTATATGATACACCAAAAGAGGATGAAAATATAAATGATTTATTATCTAATATTAATAATGATTTGAATTAACAAATATATTTTTTTTCCTAATTTTTACATTTTTTACACCTAGTTCTTTTGTTTCTATATTATTACTAATTTGTACATCACTGTATTCATCCTTTAACATATTAACTAAAAATTCATATACTTTATATAGTGTATCCATTTCACATTTACCAACTATTAATACGCTGCCAGTTCTAAAAATCATAAAAGAGATTGTTGTAGTATCAGTTACACTATACTTACATTGAATACCTGGATAAGAACATGGATCATATGTAGCATTAATATTATATTTATATTTCAAAAGTTTATACATTATATCACGATCAATATAATAACCGCATCTAAAATTAGAATTAACTAGTACTGTTTCGCTAGTATCCGGCACTTCTATAGTAGTAGTGTTCATATTTACATTTAATATATCTACAACTTCTTTTAAAATTGTAGAATGTAAATCGTCATCTTGAATGCCAGGTATTTCTAATTTTCCAGTATTAAATACTTTTACATGTATTTCTTTATAATTATTTTTATCTTTTATTCTTAAAATAATAACAAAACAATTATAAAATGCGCTTTTTGTCTTTGATCTATATGAAATAATATCTTTTTTTGACAATCCAATATTAATTTTTCTAACATCTTTAAAAATTTGTGTTTTACCATGATTATATTTATTTGAATGAATAATATCAACTTTATAATAATTAACATTTTCTAATTTGTTGGTTATATCTTGTAATTCTTCTTCGCTTGTTAAATTAAACTTCATTTGTTTTTTAACAACACCTGTTTTCATTTCATGATATGATATAATTGGAATATTCCAAAAAGTATCATATAAGTTAATTTTATCTATATTAAGATATGAAATTTTAGTTTTTGTAGATATATAAAGATCCGTAGATTTAGGGATAATTTCAGTGTGTATGTGAGTATCATTTTCGGTAATAGCTCGTTCGTTTATGATATTTGTATTATCTAAGAATGATTCCCAGTCATTGTCAATCTCATTCATTAGTGTTAATATAATTAACTTTATTTCTTAAAATCAATTTTTTAAATTATATAACAATATATATTATTTTATAATTTAGAATGACTCAGATTATTATCTGACAATATGTATATATCATAATGTTGAGTTCGGGTAAATATAATCAATATGAAACAGACATTCCATCGCTTAGTAAACCAATTCCACTTAAAAAGGTAGATAGTTATGAAAGTAAATCTAACAATAATATTTTTGACCCTAGCAAATCATCACCTCCAAATGATTTTATGATAAAATTAATGCAAAGAATGACTCATTTTAATAATTCTTCAAATTTTTCACAAAAATAAAATAAACTATTTTTATTATCATAGCTATGTATAAATTTTTGTGAAAAAGCCAACACCTCACATATTTTATCATTTGGTTGATTTTTTATGTGTAATTTAATTATGTTTATTAATATTTCACGTTTATCAATATTATATTGTTGTGACGTTTTACATATGCATTTGTTTATTTCTTTTTTATTTTTATTGTGCAAATAATTATAAATTTCATTCCATTTATGTTCATTAATTATATTTTTAGTTTGCTTTAAACTAAAAATTCGTTTATTTGTTTGTATATAATTTATCATACTTCTCATATCTGATTTATATGTATTTTGTATATCGTTTATGGTATTGTCATCAATATTAATATTTTCTTTAATGACAATATTTTTTAAATATTTAAACACCCGAGAATTGGGTAATTGATTGAATCTGATTCTTAAAAATTCATTTTGTAATGATTGGTCTATTTTGCTTATATAATTACAAATTAAACAAAAGGTTACTTTATCGGAATACATATGTAATAATTGTTTTAATGCAATTTGTGCATTTTTTGTCATATAATCAACTTCATCAAGTACAACAAATTTCGTACCTTTTACAAATAATGATTTTGATTGAACAAATTGAGAAATTTGCACTCTAATAATATCAATACCTCGTTCGTCTGATGCATTTAAATGAATTCTTAATTGTTTATTTAATTGATTATTATTTTCTTGATATTTATTTATAATATTAATTATGGTAGTCGTTTTACCTGTACCTGGTGGACCGTATAATAATATGTTAGGAAAATTATTTATTTTTAATATACCTTCAAATAACTGTTTATTTGTTTCATCTAATACTATATCTTCAAAATTTTGAGGTCTATATTTTTCAATCCATGGGATATACTCACTCATCTAGATATTATAATAAAAAAACTTTTATATTATAATATAAAGAATTTATTTGATTAATTAATTTTCCGTTAATCTATTTAATATAAAATTAATATAGTAATCTATGCATGATTTTATAGCAGGTACAATTAGTGGAGCATTATATACCATAGTTGGTTATCCATTTGACACATTAAAAATATGGAATCAAAATAATACACAATATAAAAATCCGAAAATAAATATTAAAAATTTATATAGAGGGGGTAAAATACCTATAATACAAAATTCATTAATTATGGCTAGTACATTATATATCAATAACAATATATATAATACAAATGTATATATTAGTAGTTTTTGTTCAGGGATATTTAGCACATTAATATATACACCATTTGATTATTATAAAATCAATATACAGCAACAAACTCAAGTAAAATTAAGTAATAGTTATAAAAAAATACATATAGTTGCACTGCATGAAATACCGTCAAATATGATATTTTTTACTACATATAAAAAATGTAAATCCTATAATATTAGTCATGAAATATCTGGTGCCACAAGTGGTGTATTATGTTCTATATTTATATATCCATTAAATACAATTAAAACAAGAATGCAATCAAATTTAAAGTTATCATTAAAAGATGCAATTGCAGGCAATAAATTATATAATGGATTTTCATATAGTTTAATTCGCAGTATTTTATGTGGCGGAATTGGTATGTCTTGTTTTGAAAAATTAAAATCTATTTAATATAATAATGGAAACTATATCCACCGATTTAATAAGATATATTAAAAGTTATTTATATGCACCATGTGGAGAGTGCAATAAAGAATATATAACAAATGAATTAGACCATAATGTAACAACTGTGTATTATAGAGCATACTTTGACGATGACTTTCCCTTCCCGAGAATTTATAAATCATATAAATATTTATGTAAAAGTTGCATAAAAGAATTAAATGAAAAATTGATTGCACCACTTAAATAGTAATTTGAATATACATTATGTCTATTGAAATTAATGATGAAGGATATTTAGAACTAATATTGGGACCAATGTTTTCAGGTAAAACATCTAAGTTAGTAGAAATATATAATCAATGTATATATTGCAATATTGAAGTATTGGTATTAAATCATGATATTGATAATAGATATAATAAAAATATGTTATGTACACATGATGGAAAAGAGATACCTTGTTTTAAAATATCTGATTTAAATAATAGTGATTTTAAAAAAGCGCAAGTTATTTTAATAAATGAAGGACAATTCTTTCAAAATTTATATACAAATGTTAAAGACTGGGTAGATACTTATAAAAAACATGTATATATTTGTGGATTAGATGGAGATTTTAAACGCGATTGTTTTGGAGAAATATTGTATTTAATACCACTATGTAATAAAGTATCTAAACTTAATTCATTATGTGCAAAATGTAAAAATGGAAAGCACGCATTATTTTCAAACCGTATATCATGTGAAAATGAACAAATTAAAGTAGGAAGTGATAATTATCAACCATTGTGTCGTAAATGTTATTTAGAAACTACTTAAATTAAATTTAATGAATAAATAAAATGGAAGAAAAGAATGAAACTCCAATTGTACCTGAAAAAAAAAAGCGTGGAAGAAAACCAAAGGTCCAACTAAAAATAGAAGAAGATGCCGAACCGGTTGTAAAAATTCCAAAAAAACGCGGACGAAAGCCCAAAGGAGGTAAGATAATAGCTAATGTTAAATCCATAGACAGTGATAATTTTATAAAAACCAACGTTGTATTACATTTAAAATGTTCATTGGAAGATTTAAATGATAATACTTCAGATAGTGAAAAAGAAATAAAATCGTTTGATTTGAATCAAAATAATATAGACTATGAAATAATTAATAAATCATCGGCTGAACATATAGACGAACTGTCTAATATAACCCACGCACAAACGACAAATGCAAATGCAAATACTACAAATGATTGTGAAGAGAAACTAATAAATATAAAATTAAGAGCACTTCAAAAACAATTACATACAAATGATATATCTAATAAAAAATCAGCGTGTTTTTGGTGTACACATGATTTTGATAATCCTCCTATTTATATTCCAAAACATAAATCAAATGATAATTATTTTGTATATGGGTGTTTTTGTAGTCCAGAATGCAGTGTATCTCATTTAATGAATGAAAATATTGATACTACAGAGAAATTTGAAAGATATCAGTTATTGAATTTTATATACGGTAAAATATATAATTATAATATAAACATTAAACCTGCTCCTAACCCGTATTATGTTTTAGATAAATATTATGGCAATTTGACTATACAAGAATATAGAAAACTATTGAGAAATGATAGATTATTAATGATTATAGATAAACCATTAACACGCATCTTACCTGAACTGCATGAAGAAAATAATGATTTTCTATCAATGAAAAATTCAATTACAAATAATTCCACCTATCAAATAAAGAAAAAAACAAAAATGTCAAAATCTGCAACCAGCATTTTTTAATATTTTAACACCGTTCGTAATTTACATAATTGAAGATTTAAAGCACCGTTTTTTTGAAACAATTATAATAAAAATAATATAAATATTTTTATTATATATAATAATTTAAGACCAGATTTGAGTAATGTTCATTATTTATAAAATATTATTTATAAAATATTCTTTATTTATTTTATACTTATTTTGTGTATTTGAAATATAATGTTCATAGCAATCATATGGTATAATATTTTCTTCATTCGTTATGAAATTTTCCATCATATACTCTCGCACAGCATTATCAATATCATTTTTTTTATCCCATTTTAAACAATGAATATTTAATACTTGTTTTTCATTTTCAATATCATAACTGCTATTAAAATAACAAAGTATTTCATATATTTCGTCTTCATCTACACTTGTATTTAATAATTTACTTTGAACTTTGTTCTCTGGCGCTTTAACATAATCATTATATAACATAATAATCTCATTTATTTCAAACATTTCTTGACCTGGACAGAAAGTACTATTAAAAAAGTCTAAGAAATTAGAAACTTTGGGTAAATGTTTACTTATAACATCTTTAAATTCATCTTTAGATTCATCATATGTATACTCGTTACATAAATGTACTTTTAGTTGTTGAATGTATACTATATTTGGTAATTGATAATTATTTAAAAATTGTTTCCATAAAAATTGCATATTTTTCCAACTAATAGAATAAACACTATTGGTTTTACATTTTTCAATATATTCATTCATGTAATTGTTTACAATAGATTCGTGGTTGTATTTTTTAATATATATAATGCGATCTAATACTTGAGGTTGTTGTATATTGTCTAAATATACTTCAGCACTATCATATCTATTGCTATAATGACAAGATACAGCAATAATATCAATAATATTCGTTTTAATAAATGAAAACCAATTATCTTTATTTTGAATTGCCTTTTGTGTATTTATTATTCTACATGTTGAAAGTTCGTGTTCATAATATTTTGTTTTTATACTTCCCATGCAGTCAATATTTCCAAAATAATGACATGCGTGTTTATTTATTTCATTTACAAAATTTTTCATATGACTATTTACAAAATAATGAATATCTTTATTCTTCTTTAATATATTATCTCCAATAACTGTTAAAAAATATTTTGTTTCTTCCTTTGATTTAAATATGATTGGATATAATTTATTTAAAACATATTGAATTGTATGGGAATCAGGTATAGATTTAAAAATATGCTTTTCTTTTATACGACGTAAAATACTAACGCTTGTTTTAAATTTCCAATTAATTAATTGACCATTTATAGAAGTTAATATTTTATGACTAATATCGTCCTCATTTTCTACAATATAGTGCTTATTATTATAAAAAAAATATCGTTCTTCGTTTGGTATATAAAAATAGTGATAATTTGCTAAAAATTTCTTGATAAATATTTCTTGCTCGTGGTTCATTTCTTCAATATAATTTTTCCTTTTTTCTTCTTTTATTTTTATTTGTTCTATCATTTTTGGTATATTCTTTAATAATGATTTTATTTTCTGTGTTATTAATTCATTATTTTTATATTTATCAATTGATCCCTGTATATCAATTAATAAATTATTACTATTTAATGTGCTTTCAGTTTCCATTTATATAATTTATGTTAATTATTTAAGTGTATTACATAATTGAAGATTTATTTAAGTGTATTACATAATTACAAAATAAATTAAATATATTAACGAATTTATTTAATTGCAAAAGGTTTAAAGATTATTGATGAAAATTAATAATGAGTAATAGTACGCACAATAATGTTTTAACTATTAAAACTGTACAAATTTCGCCTTTTCGTACACTAATGACTGCCTTAAAAGATATATTATTAGAAACGAATATTAGTTTTCAAAAGGATGGAATTCGTATTATTAATATGGATAAATCTCACACAATCTTGGCCCATTTATATTTGGCCGCCGATAATTTTGAATTATATGAATGCGAAGAAGAAAAAATTATCATTGGAGTAAATATGTTTCATTTATTCAAGCTTATTAATTCAATTGATAATGATGATACATTAACTATGTATATTGAAAAATGTGATTACTCAGACGGAATTACATCGCATTTAGGTCTTAAATTTGAAAATGGAGATATTAAACAATGTAAAACGCAAAAGTTGCGCTTAATAGAACCAGATGCTGAAGAAATGTCAATTCCAGATGTATCATTTTCATCTATTATTAATTTACCCAGTTCAGATTTTCAAAAAATTATTCGCGATTTGAGTTGTATTTCTGAAAAATTAGAAATTAAATCAGTAGGAAATGAGTTAATTTTCAAATGTCAAGGACAATTTGCTTCTGCTGAAATTCATCGTGCTGAATCAGATGGAAGTATGGAATTTATAACAAAGCAAGATGCATCTAAAATTGTTCAAGGTGAATTTTCATTAAAAAATCTGGGATATTTTATCAAGTGTACTAATTTATGTTCTCAAATTGAGATGTATTTGGAAAATGATCTACCCTTGGTTGTTAAATATCATGTAGCGTCGTTGGGAGAAATTAAGTTATGTTTGGCACCACTTCCTAGTTCATAATTTTTTATATTTTTTAGCTAATATTATAGTGTTAAAAAATATATAATAAACAATTAATTAATTTAACTGTTGTGTTTTTTAAATAAACAACTTTGATTAGATAATCCTTCAATGTTAATTAATTCTGAATTTTGATTTTTACAATTCGCCATCCATATTTTTATAATACAAAAGTTCTTTTTAGGAGATATTGTAATACCATTTACACATTTTAAAAATTCATTATTTTTGCTAATACTTTCACCTACACTACTGTAAAATAACAATTTCCAAGTATCTGGTACAAATTTATTATTAATTTTATATGAGAAGCTTCCACCATTTATATTTTTACTGTCCTCCCATGTTGGATGTATTCCATTACGCATCAAAAATAACATACAATTTTTAGTCATTTTATCTGGTATTGTTTCACATAGAGCGATTGCCTCTTCAATTGATTTTACATAAGATATTTGTTTATAACTTTTAATTGACCAGTCGGTATCGTGCGGCATATGTGCCCACAATACCCAAGTATCGTGTAATACATGCAAATCACAATCGCTATTTGTATAACGGGGGGAGTCTTGTTCCATTGGTATAGAAGCGCTCATAATAATACTTTATTCAATTTTTTAAATAATATTTGTTAAATATATATGATAGACTTATTAAATGTATTATTAATTGATTATATTAAAGAAAATAATCTAAAATTTTTCATATATTTAATTTGTATATTACTTATTTTTCCTCTAGAATCTGCTTATATCTCAAAATTATATGGTGATTTATTTGATGCTATTGGAAAAACTGGATTAAAATTAAATAGTAAATTTGATAATGCCAAACATATTTTAGAACGTACACCTAAAGGATTAATATTAATAATAATTATAGTATGGTTTATAATTACTTTCTTACATTATTTAAAAACATCAGTTCAAGAACAAATTATACCATATTATCCTCATTATTTAAGATGTCTTATATTGAATAATCTTATAGATACACATCGTGATAATTATAAAGATATACAAGC